GGACTACGATGGACGCTTGATTGTCCTACCCCGACTTACGATATCGCCGTGTCTACCTATTGGAACGGAAGCTTTCTCTGTGGGCGCGGAACCGAGAAAAAGCAGATTTGCGAGGACTACACAGAAGAAGAGAGGGAACTGCCAGAGGAACTTAAAAAGCAATTAGAAGAGAGGCGGGCATCTTGGACTGCTTCTGTCGAGAAAAAGGAAAAGCCAAGCGAAGAATTACTTAAAGAACTAAAGGATCTTGATGAAAAAGTGAAGCAATGCCCACCAAAGGGGAATGTGTTTGCGCTCAATGCTGTTAAATGGAGGAAACGCGGGTGGCTAGATCAGGCATACCCTGGCGCGGCCGTGCATGGGGCCGTGCTACCTACAGATTGGTGTGGGATGGGCTGCACTCTTTTAGGCAAGAAGGCATTAGCAGTCTCAAACTTTGATGGTTACGACGGGAAGGGGACTCAAGACCTTTACCTCGTTTGGAACCGATGGTCTCCGGCGGGCTTAAAAATAGCCTGCAATATATCAGTTCCGGCATCTCACGTTAAAAAAGGAGAAGACGGATATGTGGTGCACCAGCCCTACTTCAACCCCCAAGATGAAGAGACGAGCGGGCATATTCGCGTATACCCAAGAAAATACTGCGAGCTGACAACTTATTCTTCTTCGCAGTTAGCTCCGTGACCACCACCCCACTGTTTCTTGAAGGCTGGATGTGTCCAGAGATAGGAGGTGGCGTTGTTGTTATAGAGCAATTTCTTATCTCCTTTAATAAAGTATTCAGACGTGTCTCCTAGAAGTGGGATTGGAATTCCCGGTTGTGGGAAATTGCATCCCGGGCAGTTGATTGAAATTATGTGATTTGTCTCTATTCCAGCATTTGGACTCAAGTCCGCGCTTCTTGTAGCGACATAAGTGTATGGGACTGCTTTTGCGATCCACGCCCCCTTAAAAGTACTGTCAAAAGAAGTCGAAAAAGCATTGGTTGAGTAGGTAGTTTTGAATGATTTTTCCGAGATGTTGGCTTTGCTTGATATTATGTTTAGCCCTCCGTCAGCGACAATGGTCTGCTTCGCTCCAGGAGAGAATCGCGCAACACCGCCTCCTCCGCCATAGCTATTCGCAAAAGCTCCCGTATTAAAAGAAAAGCTAAATGTGCCTGTGGTGATTTTGCCGTTAACAACTCCGTGCCCCGGCCAAGACGCTTGATTCCAGATTTTAGCAGTTGGATCGGAAATATAGTAGGAGTGTACATCGCCATCATGCGAGGTGGTTTCATTGCTTTTTTTAGATTTTCCGTCTGGGGATCCCACAAGGTACGTGGCATCGCCAGTAGCGAGTGCAATAAACGTCTTTTTTGCTCCATCAGAGCCAAACTGGGTTGTCCTGCCCATTGGATTGTAATTCGCGCCAGAAAATGCAAAGTTAACGTGCGAGAGCGCGATGTCCGACTTTGATTGACTCAGGCTAAACGAAGTTGCGGTTTGCATGCTCCCCTTGGAATCCAAGAAATAGAGGCCTTCCGATTTTTGGAGGGTCGCATGAAATCCTGAGCCGCCAATTTCTGTTGTTAAGGTCTGAGCGCAGGTAAGGTGAGTGTAGGCCACGTCGTATTTCATTTTATTAACTATAGCGCAAGCACCAATTCTCATAATCTGATTACCGATGTTTTTTATGCTCTGACTATATTCCCATTCGAATTTATCACAACAACCGTAGACAGTGATTGGATCGGGCACGGGATCGAGTGACGTATGCGGTAATAAGACCCAACTTGAAGTGCACTCCTCCGTTGCGACCACGCAGGGGTCATAGCATTGAGTCTTGCCCAATGTGTCAGGCCCATGCATAGTCGTTTTACCGGCCGCCGCTGAAGTGCATCCGCAATTAAGGTTACCGCAATTCACGTTTTCCGGAGGTCCAGCGGTAAGTGCGTCTTTGGAAACCATTCCTCCCTCGCATTTGTAGCACTCGTCAACCCTAACCCTACGAGTTGCGACGAGTTCTATACTAGCGCATTGGAAGTTCTCCGCTTTTTGCCTAGCACCATTATAGTTGGTGCCAGCCTCAGTGCTGTAAGAAAACTGTTCCCATGCTAGGTGATCTCCTCTGGATATTGTGGTTGGCTGGAATGCGACGTATTCACCCAACTTGGTGGTGCTGACTCTTACATGCGTGAATACGAACGAACTTCCAGCAAACAGGGTATCCGTTGTCGCTTTCGAGACTTCGCCCGTTTTGTCGCATGGGTTCCCTGACACCTCCCAAGCAGTCCCCTTTTGGGTGGCCTTAACTTCTCCGCTATAAAACATTGTGGCCGGGTCGCCAGCTTCGCGACCACCAGCATAATATTTATATGTGGTTGTAGATACACCACTTTCACCAAAGTTGATGTAGGAATTCGTATACGTAGATTCCTTAGCCTTAAGGTTGCTGAGCGTGACTTCTTGATTACTGTAAGAAAAAGTCTGGTCTATTTTGGGCGATTCTTTCCCGGTGGATATATTAAACTCAACAGCCTTGTCCGTGGCCAAAGCATGAACAATTGTGGTTGAGAATGGCCCGACATTCTTGCCTCCCATAATGTAGCTTCCCGGCTTCGAAAGAATATATGCGCTCTCGCAATCTGGCTCATAATAAATAGGACATGGGTCTTTCGTTTTGTATTTTGGAATCACGGCGTTGTATGTTTCGGCTTTTCCACAGCCGTCATAGACCGTCTGCGTGACTTTATATTCGCCATCCGTCTCGGCCGGGAAGTTTGGGCCTCCTGCGTAAAGAGAGATCGCGCCGGCTGGAGTCACGTAATAGCAATCTTTTGTGCTAGTCGGGAGCGCACCAGCAATTCCAACATCCTTCCCGCTGTTTTTGGAAGTGGTGCAAGCCTGCTCTGCGGTCTTTGTGTAAGGGGTCTCGGATTCGGTTTGCGTGGAGGTAAGACCATCTAGGCATGTTAGTTTCGAAAGCTTGGCAGAGGAAGTGTAGGTCGCATACTGAACCTCCATGTTTGTGACTCCAGTTGCCGTTCCAGCATTCAGCGCGCAGTAGCCTTGTCTAGCGCAATTATCCGAGCGGGATGAGGCGCAATATCCGTTGGAGATAGTGTAATCCTCAACTAATGTAGCTCGAGTGTCGGGAGGGGATTTTCCGCCATTCCATAGGCATTGCTCCCCGCAAGGGCCGTTATAAAATCCGCCCCCTGCCGGACTATCATACCACCCCCCGCCGTTCGTCTGGCCAGACTTTTCGACGTTGGTGTAGCCATCAACCTTAGAGTTTTTGTAGGTAACAAACATGGCTTATGTAAAAACAGCCCAAGCGTATTTTGCTGTCTTGTTGCAACCAGTCCCGACGTAAGCAGCGACGTATGGTGTTAGAGAAATTCCTCCTGCCCCTGTCATTCTCCTGGCGTAGTAGGCGTTGGCTGTGTTTGGTACTTGCTCAACCTCGACAATCGGAACCTCTACTGTGGTGGGGTAGGAGTCCTCTTCAGGAGTCTGCGGAGTAGGATTGCCTGCTTGAATCACCGCACCTGTTACGACTTGGCCATCGGTTGTGATTACCACTTTGTAATACCCAACCGTTACACCACCAGAAAACCTTGGAACTGGCACACCATTAGCATGCCCGGCTGTAATCTTGATCTGATTCCCAGAAAACGTAGGCGTAAACGGCCAAGTAATCCTGGGGTCGCGATAAAGATTTAGTATTCCTTGCCCGATGAACTTTGCCCCGGAACCGGAAACGCTTCCGTAGTTGATTGAAGGTTTAACAAACCCGCCTACTGCGTCTTTGCTGCTCATAGATGAAACCTAGGGACGCAAATCGATGGCTTCTAACGAAGAAGTGGCTATGCGGCACAGAGCCAATCATCGTGTTGCTAAGGTACTTCCAGAATCCAGCCTGCGGGTATGAGCGAAACAAATACTCCGGTGCAAACCGAGCAAACAACTCAAACCCAAAACAATAAACCTGACGTAGCAACGCTAGATGAGCGGGCGTATCAAGAGCTTGTCCAAAAGCTTTCAACGGCTGTCGAACAGCCAAAAGTAGAGGAAGCTCCTGCCGCCGCGGATCCGGCTCCCCAGCCAGAACCCAAAGCCGAGGAAACAACCACGGCCGAAGCTCAACAAGAGGAAGTTAAACCAGAGGAGGTTAAGGACGAAATTCCCGATCCCCAGGCTGGCATTCTTCCCGAGCGAGTGCGGGTTGGATCTTGGTCGGAAGAGGAGCGTAAAGCCCTTCAGATCCGTGCTAGGAATCCAGACCTGTCTCTGGCTCAAGCGATGGAGATGGTCAAAAAGGGTGAATCAGAGACAACTGCCACGTATGCAGATCCAGCCACAATTGAGGCCAAGATGTCGGAACGCGGTAAGGCGAAAGCCGAGGCCATCCGAGCGCTTGAGTTCGATAAGGCTGCTGACCTCGAGCTTGAGATTCAGAATCTGAGTCTTGAGCTAAGGCGTTCCGAAAGACGCGCCTCTGAGGATGCAACTAAAGCCCAAGCAGACTTCAACCAGAGGGTTGGGGATGCGAAGGCAAAGGCGGTTAAATTCTACCCAGATGCTTCCGAAAAGAGCAGTCCTCTGGTGGCTAAGATGAATGAGATCTACGAGTCCCTCAAGGATACGCAGAATCCCTTAATCTCAGACCCAGAACTGCCTTGGAAGCTGACCCAGATGGCGGCTAATGCCATAGGAATTGCCCCCAATTCCGGACGGCCGGCCCCTTCATCTAGCGTTGCGCGTCAAACCAAACCACCAATCGCGAGCGGTAACGCACGCACAACTGCTCCTGCAAACATATCACCGAAGGATCTGATCGCTAAAATAGATGACTTGGACACGCTCCAAGCATTAGCGGCCAGACTCTAAGGTGCGCAGGAGTTAATGAAAGGAGTCACTAACCATGGCTCAACTATTAATCCCCGAATCAAATCGACTTGCTGATTTCGGAATCAGCAACTCGACAGCGTACAACCAACTCCTGCCAGAACTCTGGCGTAAAGGAGTACAGTTGTCCGAAGCAACCGAGAACTTCTTCCAGCAGTTCGAGGGGCCTAGCGACACGTACGCAGTACAGTCGATCCGCGACCTTTCCAAAGGCGCAGGATCTAAAATCACATTCCGCACAATGGCCCAGCTCTTCGGAGAGGGTGTCCAAGGTGACGAACTGGTACAAGACAAGACGGAAGACTTCCGACTTGGTTCTTTCCAGCTGACGGTGGATTTCCTCCGTCACGCAGTCTCTTACAACAAGCGGACTGAAGAGAAGATCGCTATTGCTTCCGAACTGAAGTCCAACGTGCCAACCATGCTTGGCAACTGGCTCGGCCGGATCAAAACAGAGCGTTTGCAGAAGTTGTTCCTCCACAAGGGGAACGCCGAGAACTATATTCTCGCGAACACTTCCGCTACGACTGAAGACGATCTCTTGCACGGCGACACAATCAGCTATGACACCATCATCCGCGTCGGTCAGCAGTTGAAAACCCGTGGTGCGAAACCAGCAATGGTCGCCACTAACGGCAAAAATAAGATCAACCGCTACTTGCTCGCTTCGACTGGTGAGGCTCTCGTCTCGCTCAAGGCGGAAAATAACTACTTGTTAGCGCTTCGTGCGGCTGCAGCTGCTCAAGGCGAATCCAGCACTCTGTTCACCGGCGGATACGTCGATGTGGACGGACATGTGATCCGTGAATACAACCCGATTGACCATGACGGCTTTGGGCCGGTTGGTTCATCCCTCAATTCCCGCGCCGTTTACGGCGGATGGGTATCGAGCGGATCGGTTGTCACAGGATTCCCGCAGCTCAACACCGCAGCCAAAGATCGCGCCGCGTTTGAAATCGCTGGTGGTGGCTCTGTCACCGCTGGAGCAAAACGCACTCAGATCACTAGCGACATCTTTGGACCGGCGTACTTCAAGTACTTCAACAACTTCAAGTACCGCTTCAATCCTGACGATTCGCTGACTGTGGGCGGATCGGATCGTGGCTACGTCTTGATCTTGTCGAACGGCAAGTACACGCTCGCTCAGTACAGCACCAACGACGGCAACCGCCTGACATTGACCGCTGTTCTCGGCACGACTGCCGTTACGTCCGGAACCTTCGTGAAGAGCTTGGCTGGCTGGAAGACCTTGGTGACCGGAACTGCTCCGACCAACTTTGATGGTCAGTTTGCTGACGCGAAGATCCATGACACTGCCACTGCGGCAAACGCCATTACTCCTGGCGCGGTAATCATTCAGTGCAACAAGTGGGGAGTTCCACTTGGCAAATCCATCATGATGGGTGCCAATGCCGCGGTTCGCGGATACGGCTCTCTCGATGGTGAACGCTCCGAAGAAAATTTTGACGGAGAGTTCGTGCGTAAGGTGTACGTGACCAGCATCTTTGGTCAGTCTCCTTACCAACGGCCCGACGGTCGTCAGCCAAACTACGTCGTATTGAGCCATGCGGTGAAATACGCTGGGTTGGTTACTCCGTTAGTCTAAATTGAAAGTGATTGGCTCCCATCGGATAAAACCGGTGGGGGCCTTTCGCCTTTTATGACAGTCGCACAAGCCATTGATTCGATCTATGAAGTGTTCGGCATTCCGAATAATGCCGCAGCTCCAGAGATCATGCGTCGCCGAATCTTTAATGATCTAAACTCGGCCATGCAACTCCTGTGGTCTAAAGGCCATAGGTTTCTTGATTTCTACACACGGAAAGAGATTTCCGTAACCATTTCAGCAAACACAGATAACTCTGCGCTTAGTGACGATATCCAGTCCGTAATCGGACCAGTCCGCAGGGCTTCAGACAACATCCTCTTGCGTCCTATTTCAAGCAGGGGTGAGTTTGAGGCATTTCATTCTATATATGCCGGATCCCTGACGGCTCTGGCTAATTCAGCCCCTCAGGCGTATTTCATTGAGGCTCTCCGCCCGGATAGCGGGGCAGACGCCACATCGCTAAAGATTTACGTTGTCCCGAAGCCCACCACAAACGCGACCTTGTATATGGCGGTAGCGTTAAAGGCTCCGACATTTACCACCAACGACTATTCGGCCAATCCGTCCACAAGCATCCCGATCCCTCATAACTATGCGGAAACCTTGCTTTTGCCGATTGCCAGATACCTAGCCTCATCGTCTCTCTTCTTTGCTGATAAATCCAAGCAACGCGAACCACAACTCAAGTCCGAGTATGATCGCGCCCTGCAAACCCTTACGGAGGCCGCTTAAAATGCCTCCTGTAATCATTCCAGAAAACAATAAGGTTTCGGACATTCTTCGCGGAGTGCCGGAGTCAGTTAATCCAAGCGGGATCGCCGGAGGATATGTCGCATCGTCCTCATTTATGCCAATTGGGGCAACCTCTGCTACGATTCCGGCACAAGCAACAACCTTTAATGTAGCTACAACAGCTACAGCAACATCGACCTATATCTCCGAGTTTTTTACTTCGGATAGTTCTGGAACATTTTTTGAAACTACTGAGGCTGTTAATACTTTTGTTACCAATACAAGTCAAGTCCGTTGGTGGAATTTTACTGGATTTACGAGGTCAATTGCATGACAAAGCACGACTT